GTTGTTGGAGGCCTCTGGTGAAGCGTTGAGTGCTTCGATGGCTTTAGTGAGTTTGGTCAGATTGCCTGAGCCAGTTTTCAATTTGGAGAAATCCATAATGTTACCTTTCTAGTATAAACGGAGTATGAACGGAATATTGTCACGAAATATCATTATATGATATATTTAGGCGCCTGTCAAGCATTTAGACTGGCAATTTTGAAGTTTTCTTTAAGAGGTTAACGCTCTCAGCTTCTTCACGGATTTTAGCCTTTAGAACCGAGGTTAACAGAGTTGAAGCAACTTCAACCTCCATACCAGTAGTTTCACAATGGTATAGGATTGAGTCCATGTAATTAAGGTTCATCTCATAAGAGACATTCTCAATCAATAGACTGAATTCGGTTATTTCGGTTTTAGTAGGCATATTCATTCATGTAGTATAATATAAAAGTTATCAAAAGTCAAGTCAATTTTTGGTATAAAATATATGATTACCAATCTGTGTTACTTTTCTCATGTGCCAGTCTGGTGAAACCGAGGTGGCATGGAAGTACATGGCTTTAGTCTTAGCTAAGAGCTCATGTATATTAGTTTGGGTCATTGATTTCTTGGCGACCATCAATGATTCTTCCCAAACATATTGATTCAATTGACCCGTGGGATGTTCTCCTACCCATGAGAATTGATATGTGTTATTCACTTTTTGATATACAACTTCACATACAGTACTAGGAAACAAACGAGAATTAACTCTATTGTTGACCACCTGTGCTACGGCTAGTTTACCTTCATAAGGTTCTTTGCCAGCTTCATAATAAATGTTTTTGGCCATGCACAATAATTGTTTATTGAATTCTTGACCTATTTCGTAGATTGGATTATTAGTTAGTGGATTTGCCAGTAAAGGCAGAAAACTTAATATTAAAGATAATATAAGTGTTCTTACTAATAGGAACTTCATCAGTTCTCCTATGTTGTTGAACAAGAGATAGGTTTTTGTGGAACCTATCAGAAACCCACTCTATTAGAAAGAGATTTTGATGCCAGCGGTAACGCTATTGCCTGTGTAGGTGTCAATACGTTTTTGTGTTTGCTGATAACGATAATCAGCAGTCAATGCAACATTCTTGGCAACAGGAACTGTTAGACCAAGACCTGCAACACCAGCATAACCTGATTTGACGCCTTCATCTTTGATGTAAGCACCACCAGCTTTAGCAGTCAATGTGTTACCTTTAAAAGAATAAAGGTCATAACCACCGAGTAATTCATAACGAACTTCTTTCAAGCCAACGTGTTTAACACTCTCAACTTCACCTGATACACTATACTTGCCAAATTGTTGGCCAATAGAAATGCCATAATCGTTACTGTGTGGTGTAGCATAATCACGACCAGCAGTAATGCCTACGTCTGTAGCTTGAGCAACACCAAATGTAGCGAGCAATGCTGAAATTAGTAGAAGTTTTTTCATTTGTTTTCCTTTTTTAAATGAAATTAAGCAGCGATAAAATCTATACCAGATGCTGCAAGAACACCAGTAGTTGCTGGCGCAATACCCACCAAACCAATGGTTTGTTGGAAACTAGTCAAATGAGCAGCCGCATTTAATAGAGCCGCTTCAGTTGTTGAACCTGTTGCTAATGCAGAAACATAAGGCAATGCTTGTGTTGGTGTTGGTAAAACACCTAATAGATTGAAATATACATTGTTAACAAATGTTGCATAATCAGGATTTGCAGTAGTAAAAGGTGTTGATGAAACAATAGCTTGAGAAATCATGGCACTTGTTGCACCAAGGTCTTCAAGTTTAATACCAATACCTTCATATGTAGTGTTTACTATGCCACCAAATCCAGCTTTCAATAATGCATACACATCACCAGCATGGCCAGTTAAGTCAAAAGCAGTTGATTTATCGGAGTATGCAATACGATTAGCACTTTCTAGTTTAAAAGAAACTACTGAATCTAATGCGGATGTTACAATCAAATTGTTGTTTGTGGTGTCATTCAATACTGAAAAATCAGTACTCTTGCCATTTAATGTATATGATGTTGAACCAGTCACATCGATAATTGTGTATACTGTGCCGTTACCAATTTGGCCAGAACCTACTGATCCAAAAGATGTAATTTTACCACCAGTACCTACTGTTGCTACTGTTACGATATCAGGATTAATAACTGTACCACCCAAAGATGTACCAGGAATTACAATCGTATCACCAACAGCATAACCAGTACCCAAGTAACTAGGATCAATTACGGTTGTATAAACACCATTGGTCTTAGTCACATTAAATTTAGCACCTGTTCCTGCACCTAATGTAGTACCTGTAACATCGGTATATGTTGTATTAATTGGCACTTGACCAATCGTTACTGTCGTTATCATTAAAACTCCTTGTTATTAAAATTGTGATGGGTATTCTGTTACGAGGAACCCATCGAACCCTAGTCAGCGTTTAGGCTGCCAATGCGAAACGTGAGTCGTTTGCGGTTACTTTTGTTTACTTTTTACAACTATCTGTGTTGGGTTGTCCATGCCTCTACTTGTTACCCTGTCGAAACTATGCAGCCCCATCATAAAAATACATTATACTCTTATGGTGGAGCTGGGGGGATTTGCACCCCCGTCCAGAATACTTTTTGATTTACTTCATACAACCATAATTAGCGCACCGATTCGGTGTGCTTATGCTTGATAGATTTCTTTAGAATCTTAAACCATAACTTTTTCACCTTGTCGAGTCTGTGTTCAAACTCAGCACGGTTTAATTTCATTATTAGTTTCTTAATCTTCATTATAACCTACCCTTTTTAGTTTGTCAACTAATATTTAGTCATCGGACGCATTTGCACCACATTTGGCACGTTTGGCAGCAGTCAACTTACCAAAATCCACAGGCCATTCTTGACCAGGTTGTAGTTCCTTGGCGTTGGCAGGGAATCCGTATGTGACACCTGCATCTTGTTGAATCTGTGCAACGGTCTTACGGAATTTAGTCAAATCGTTACCAAGGTTAGGATAAGGTGCAACGTGTGGGAATTCCCAACCAGCAACTTGACCTGTTACATCATTGATAACAATTTTATAGAAAGCATGTGGTACTACAACACCTTTACCAATTGTCTTGTCGCCTTGTGCATAGATGCCACCAACATAAACTGTATAAGGTTGATTCAATTGTACAGCCCAACCACGTACTGATGTTTCAAGTAGTTTCCAAATACCACGATTCAATGAGCCTGCTTGTGGACTCATGTTGTCCATCAAGAATGATTCATACTCAACTTGTGGATCCCATGACAAATCACCGTCTGGTGCCATGTGTCCTTTATCGTAACCAGTACCAACATAGTCTGTTGGTGCGGCACCGTTAGGAATAAATTGGTCAGCAGCAAATGCGTTTGTGCGAGCAACACAACCTAATGCATTTTGTGGCAATAGTTCATATGTTACATACTTTGGCAATTTAGCGGCTGCATCATAACCAACAAAATAGGCTTGATGGCAAACTGCTGTTACACCAGCTGTTTGCGGAAAACCAAATGGTGCATGTACAGCACATGTTTTTGGATCTTGTGGTTGACGTTGTGTCCATGCAAATGAAGATACTGTAAACAGCATCAAAAATAATACAAATAACTTTTTCATTCTTGTTCCTTATAAAATTGAATCGCTTTAACTAGACCTTCGATATGGTCTTCGGTCTTTTCTTTAAATATTATCGGTTGTTCATTGTCAACAGCCATGATAATAGTGAGATTATTTATAGCGTAGCCTGTTAGTTCTTCTACCATTAAGGCATAAGCACAGGTTTGCCAGAAATAATCCTGAATACTCTCTTTAGTTTTGATTCTTTTAGATGTTTTAAAATCAATAACAGAGAGTTCACCTTCATACTCAGCAATACAGTCAACACGACCAGCAAGGCCTAATTGATTAGACCATAGTGCCTGCTCTTGATACCAGATGTTATCAATTTTATCCAAATAAGGAATTAAATCGTTGAACATCTCTCTGGCATCTGGCATGATATCACCAAGTTTTTCATTGTTGAGATATCGTTCACAAAGAGTATGAACATTGGTGCCTCGACCAGAAGCCTTGCGTGAAATAGCATTGGCAGCTTCTTCACCAACACGCTTACGCCATGCCATGATTTCTTGTTTCTTTAAGGCACCAAGAACCGTTGTAACAGAAGGCAGTCTATTACCTTCAGGTGTTACATAATATCGTTTACCATCTTCAAAGGTTTTAGATTCTAAGTCAGGTAATTTTACAGGAGGACAATAATTAAACATCAGTTGCGTTGATGATGGCCGTGGATGTTTCTTTGTCAAAGCTAATAAAGCCTTCACAAGTAATATTCCAGTCATCAGCACCTAATCCATTTCCAGTTGTTTCAGAATAAGATGGTGATACATTAATCTTGAAATTTTTAACAAGATATTCTTTACTGCCATTTTCAAAGACACGCCAAACGTGATCCATAGAACCACGGTTTGGTTGGCCTCTACTCTTATTAAATCGAATATGATATTTGTTCATCAGATAATCTCTGCTGTTGATTGTGTTTGTGTGTTAGCATCAGGTTGTGGTGGTGTTGGAATCCAACGTGAACCTAAATTAAAGTGAATAAACTTCAAAGGTTTGTCATTACCATGTCTTGTGAAACCATGTGGCACCCAAGTGTTCATAAAATATAAATTACCTGGTTTTGGAATATAATTCACTCCAGTAGAAGCCAATGTGACATTTGCCATATCACGTTCCGGTAAGTTGATTTGTCTCTTAGCTGGTCTAGGATCATGTAAAGATATATGTGAGCATTTTTCCGGTGCCTCTAAAACATAGAATCCAGTAATCTGTGCACCAAATCCGTGTACATGTTCTTCGTTAGCGGATCTCATGTGATGTTCTTGAGCCCAAAAGTCCATCATAAAGACTTCTTGATTTGCCATAGCATGACCTTGTTCGTTCAAAATATTCCATGATGTTTGAGCAATGTACATCACCAAATCACGAACACGTTCATCATGTGCAAAAGACTCCGACATAACGACCGGAAATAATTTATCCATCAACTTGTCACGATTAGGATCGGCTTCTTTGTTTTTTCTAGCAGTATACAGATACTCTTTGGCAACAAACTTAGCTGTCTCTAAGAATTCAGGTTTTTCAATAAAATATATTGGTGTTGGAAAATGAAATTCCACACTCAACATGTTTGGATTTGGTTGTGGTGGCAAATTTTGGTCCAAGACTACTTCGCCAATCACTTCAGGTGTATCACTCATTTCAACTCCAATTTAATTAATATTAATAATATATATCATGTCATTATAACAAATCATTTGATATATGTCAACTATATATCTAGCCCTCGGTACTGTACCATTTTACTTTCTAATTCTTTCATTATCTTAGCATACTCTGCTAATTCCTTTAATATCCGTTCCTTTTTGCATTGTTCGTAATAGATACGCTGCGCTCTTGACATCATTCTTTTTTTGGACATTAGGACTCCTTTTGTTAGTATTAGATTTAACGGAAGGAGATTTATTCAAGGGGGCTTTTGGTTCATGCACACCTTTCTTTGGTAGGAATAAAGCGGGAATTTGATTCACTTTTACCATTCTCTAGGCATTTTTGTTTTATGTGATTTGGCCAAAGTGTTACCCGGAACGGTATCTTTGATACGCTGAATCACACCTTGTTCAAAGGCTTTGACAGGTTGTCCAGTACCTGGAGTTGACATACGCATACCATCACCAAGACCAGCAAGGCCTTCTATGGTGAAGTGTCTTTCTAAGTGAGGGTTGTTTTCTTTGAATTCATCCAACACCGTGTATGACATACGGTGTTCTTCAACTTCATTTGTTTCTTTATTTAAGAATTGATATGTAGGCATTAATTAAACCATTTAGGGACATCACGAGAATTAACACGACCTTGCCATGAAGCAAAGGACTTTTTATTATTTATGTAGTAATTATGGTATGAAGCCATAGAATCATTTGGTATTTTTACATCATCAGGCATGGCTGGTGTAGGTGGCGTAAAAGGACCATTTGGTATGTTATTGGGTATGAACGACAAGGTTTCTAGTAACCGTTCAGTAGAATGAACTTTACCATAACGATAGGTGTATTCTTCACATAATTCACACAATAATCGATAGAGCCACTTGTAATTGGCATCTGATTGTCTTACCCAAACAGCTGAAGGATGGTTGCTATGAGTAGACAGATACAGTATAGACTCACGCTCGTCAGGAAGAACATATCTCTTTTGCTTTCGACCAGTTTCAGAGAGGCCAACAGACAGAGTACCATCAATAATACGGTGGGCAGTAGAAAGTAATTGAGCATATTCGATAATCATTTTTGTCACGTGCTTGGAGATATGCTCTTGAGCACAGATTTTAGGATCAGGGTTCAGGTAAAAAATATTCATACTTCAAGTCTTACACGTTCAACATCAGTCCAATCACAAAGCATCACACGACTACCATAATGGTCTAACTCATAGGCTTTAACCTGTAAACCAACTTTGGTAACTTCACCAT